CACAGCATTAGCCGAGCTATCGAAGTTAGCAACTACCACGCTATTTACAGTGATTAAGGCATCAGCAATCGTGATTGTGGCACTTCCACCAGCATTTGAATATTGGTTGGTGTAGATACCCATATTCTGTAATGCAAGTGAGCCAACAATTGAGAAGTAAGCCAATGTAGATACGCCAGAGGTTGCACTATTAACAACAGTCAATAGCCCAGCACTTGGGGTAACTTTCTCTATGCCGCCAGGGGTAGCCGCTGTGTCCCAACGAGCAAAGGCAATCGCAGCCGCACTAATTTGGGAATCAGAGTAAGTTGATGTTCCGCTAGTTGTGGTTGATGATGCTATGGCCGAATGGAAACCAAGGGATGCTAACAATGGAGTACCAGCGGTTGCAAATGCTGGGGGTACTAAACTCCAATCGCCTGTACCTGGGTTATAGTTCACTTTCAGTTGAGTCAAAATACTTGCTTCGCCAGTACTCAAAGGAAATACGGACGTATCAAGGTAGTTAATGTAAAACAAATCGTTTTGCTTAACCTTTGCAGAGATATCATTTAGATATCCAGGCACGGTAATCATCGCATACGAATCTTCAGTACTTGCATAGAATTCACTAGGCGCGGTACTAATATTTCCCTCGGTGATAAAGCCGAGCGTTTCAAAATTAGACATGATGAATCACTCCTTATGCGTTAGCAACGTATGGGTTATTAGTTTCAATTAACGCGATACCGTTGTACTGGATTACGTTAGCCCCTGATGTGAGAACGGTTAACAGTTCCCATCTATCATTTTGTGGCACCCAAGTAATACTTGTTGAAACGTCACGGTTGAAAATCTGAACCATTGAATCCATGTGTACTAATGGAGTCAAATAGGTATCAGTACCCATTGAGGCTGTGAACGGAATCGTGTTGATACCATTGGCACCCAATGTACGAATGTCCACACCTAAGTATGAAGACAAACGGTTGTCAACCAAAGGACGAACATCGTTATAGAATATGTTAACGACACGATCATCATTCAACATAGACTGTTTGGTAATCGCTGGTAGCCAGAGAGAACATGAGTTGTCCATCACGTTCACGCCTTGGTTTTCCAAGTAAGACAAAGCTTGTGCAAGTTTGCCTTCGTTCATACCAGTATTTACGCCCACGTTTACGGGAACGGTGAATATGGTACTGAAACCGATTGAAGTGTATAGCGCGTTAATCTTAATGTAATCCACCATACGAGCAGCTGCTAGAGCGTGTAACTTTGCATGGTCAACAATCTTGTCGTAAGCGAAAAGAGTCTTTTCACCACCGCCAATAACAGTTTTGAGTGCATAGTTATAGGGGATAATCATAACATTTGTAGAATCCACAGGTGTTACAGGAATGTCTACAGGCGCATAGGTTTGGTTTTGCATTTCGATGATATCAGAAACAGGCACGTTGGTAGCTTCACCAGTTGTACCGTGACGTTCTTCAATCGTATCAGCCAAGTATTGGCTATTTTGGTACCGAATTGTTACCTCGGTGTCGAACAGCTGTGACGCTGTTGCTAGATCAATTTGATCAGCCATGATTGCGTACCTCAATAGTATAAACAAATACACGCAAGTCGAGCGTGTGCCTATCGATAACTATTGGGTTACGGGTAATCCGGCCAATATTATGTGTGATCAAATAATGAAAGGTTGCCTTATAGGGCTTCCATTAAGCGATACTGTATATTATGTACATTCGTTTTGTTTTGTCAAACCTCATCACGTTCAAGTTCATAATATCTTTTACGTAATGAATCTATGGCTGATTTAACGGCATCTATTTCAGTAAGAAAATTCATTAATGATTCTATATGCTCAACTCTACATTGATGTGTATCACTTACTTGATATTCTGTTTCTATAATTATTTTGACTCGAAATTTTGGGTAATCGTGATGCATTCTTAATTCCTGAATTTGAAATGGTGGGTCACATGCATTCAGGTGTCCTGGTCATTTGTATGCTCTGCTGTCGCTTTGACGACTTCCCCGTGCAGATTTTCACTGCGTGACCCGATATCTTTGTAAATCAACTTAGAGTTGGTGTCTATATCAATCAATGACTTTTTGTCATTACTGTTTTCATCCAGGCTTTTACATTATCCCAAAATGTTGTGATTGGTGTATTAGACTGTGCGGTATACGTGTCAATACTAGTGGAATCTTTGAAAGCTGTGATCATGTACTTGCAACCATCTTGAGTGCATTTCACATCAAAGCGGTAATTGGGGTACATTGATTTTAATCGGGCACCGACTTTCTGAATGATTTCTCTACTCATGGCGTACCCACAATAAGTTTAACCCCATAAAGGCTATAGATGTGTGGCACTGATTCAGGCACTAAATATTTATTGTGCAAGAATTCGTCCATTTCCCAAAGCTCTCTAACCATCAAATTGTATTCGGATTGAGTTACCACAAGCTCTTGCGGTGATGGTAACTCACTAAGCTTTTTAATTAATGCAATCATACTGCCTTTGCTTTTATCCATTACAACAGTCCTTTCATTGAATACCTAAAAAATTCTTTATGAGCATTAATTAAATCATCTTTATTAACAATTATTAACGAAATTAAGATAATTAATGTTCCAGCCCCACTAATCAATAAAATAAAAATTAGTGGTCTCATAATCCATGGATAGTTTAGGCATAAATAATGCATCATTCACCCGCATGTGCCAATCGTGAACTCAATGCAACGTATTTCTTTTGTGCTTCAACACGTGCTTTGCCCCGTGACTTCATCATCAGTTCACGTGCTTTGTGAACGTCATCGTGTGTGACTTCGTTATAGGTTCCCATTGAAACCTTGCTGCTACCCGGAACTGACGAGTTCAACAGCTTTGTGCGTTGATCGAGTAGTTGAGCGCGTAAATCTTTGTCCTTAATTGCCTCTTTTAACATTCTTTCTGCAACCTTCTCGGGATATGTCTTTGCTAGAAAGTCTTGCAATAGATTTAAGTTATCGGCACCCACTTCTTTTTTGGCATTTTCAAACGCATCTACTTGAGCCTTAACAGATTGTGTTTGTGCAAGAGCTAGCTTTTCAAATTGCGCTTGAGTAAGCCCGCTATTTTTAGCAGCTGCTTTCAGCTGGGCGACATCATTGTCGTGCAGTGTGACTTCACCAGGTACTTGATAGTCATCAGGCACCTTTGTCGTTTCATCAAACTTTTTCTTGAGGTCTTCGTTTTCCTGATAAACTTTAGCCGAGTTATTATAGCCCGCTTCGAGTTCTTCCACTGTTTTGAATTTACCAGCAAAGAGTTTAGGTTGTGTACCATCATTGGGATTAGTTGTTTGATCCGTCATTATTCGCCTCTGGTGTCAATTGTTGGTTAATAATCGCTTGAACTTTTTCTATCGTTGACCGAATGCCACGCAACACAGAACGTCTGCCATCGTAGAACGCAAGCACGCCCTCAGTCATGAGAGCCTCGCCTGGTTCTTCCCAAAACATTTCGTTCATCATAGTGCGTAAACAATCACTGCCTAATTCGCTGCTAAATAATTTGTAAAGTTTAAACTCTTCCGGTGAGATTTTCTTTGCTCCGAGCAATTCCTCTATCAAATTGTGACCCCTTTATCTTGTGGAAATTGTACAGCCCCCGCAGTCGTTGAGGGTTGCGACCCTGTTAACTGCTGTTGTTGCTGTTCCGATGCTTGAGCCAATCTTGATTTCAATTCATCATCTGATGCCGACAGTTTTGCGGGTAAATTCAGCTTGTCCATAATGAAACGGTTTACCTCGAACATATTCATTGTAATCAATGGGGCTGCTTGACCTGCAAATTGTTGTTTGATTTGCATACTAGTAATAAGATGATTTAAATCTGATTGATTTTGTAGGTCATACAACGGTGATTGAAATGCAAACTTTAGCTCTCGTGGGTCAAAGCCTGGTATTACTTCTTTTGGTTTTAGGAGTAAGCCACGAGCGTTTAGAATTTTGGCGGCCACTTCAAATATCTGCCTTGGCAATTCGTTTATTAAGCGTGCTATGTCTGTGCTGGCTGTTCGCTGTGCTCTGTTTTCCCGAATCGACACCTCTGTGGCAGACTTCACAGGTGTTTGAATCTCACCCAGTGGATCTACCATAAACCCTTTTTGAATCACCTCTTGCATATGAATCACTTGCTGATACACATCGGGGTATTCGGGCATTTGCAATGCCTCTAATGGATTACGGCCATTCGGTTGACGCGCAATCATTGCACCTGCCCACTGCCGAATCGAGTACGGATTGAAATAACTACCCGCATCATAAAACATGGGTGGGTTAGCTTTAAATGCCATGTTCTTACGTGAGTATTCAACAATGCGATTTAAGTCAATGATGGTCGGCATCATATCCATTGCAATGCCTCGCCCTTCCGCTTCCCCTGGGCGCACTCGATCACGATACACAATTATTTGTCGGTACTCGCTGTACCTATCCCATAGCACTGTAAACGGGTCGTTATCCAATACCGCATAGATATAGTACAAGTTTTCGCCAACTTCAACTTGCCCGTAGTTAACCGAGTACGTATCATTGGGATTGTCTTTAAGATTGTTCTTTTGATTACCGTCATAGTCTGGGAATGTATCGAGCACTGCACGCCCTGTCATCTTGGACACGTACCAACAGTTTTTAATCAGATCATCACTTGAGTACTCAATGTATAAAGCAACAGCTGGTATGCTACGAAAATACAAAGGCACCTCGTCACTAGGCGACTCAATCCATACGGCACCAGTTCCACCTACCAAATCCAAGTTGCTACTACCAACCACACGATCAACATTAGATTCGCTAAGATAAAACATAATGCGTTCATTGATTTTGTCCAGGACGATTTGACCCTTTTGTATGTCTTTCTCATCGTGCATATGTGGATCTAAAACATACTTACCCCAAACACGGTCTTTAGGCATCAGTAATCCGTGCAAGTCATTTGCCCTTTGATAGGCTGCGACCATTGCGGTATTATCCCAAATCATATTTGTTACGGGTTTGCCCGTGTCGGTATAATTAAACTTGATATTGAATGCATCTCTATCAGGTATTACATAAAAATAGAGGTTCTTGTAAAGAGCTAGCCAACGGTCTTTATAGTATCGTGCCTCTTGAAACCTATCATTCAGCTTGTGAAAATTCTCTGGTGGTTGTGGCATAGCTACCTCTTAGGTGTCCAAACTTGACCGCCTTGTGATTTGATAATATCAAGTCGTTCTTGATACAATGCTTTTCGCTTGGTTTCAATTTCTGCTTGGTTTTGTTTGAATTGCCGATCAATCAGTTCATCGGTGGCACTTGGTCGATTATCTTGTGCGCCAGAATTTCCCCCGCCTCCAAAAAATCCCATGTTATCGCCTCCAAACATACAGTATTTCGTAATTACTGCCATGGTTCATTAATAGCTTATTGTAAAGATGTTTAGGGTTAAATGTAAATCCAACGTCAACACCCGATATGTAACGGTCTAATTCGTTGCAACTTCGTACAAGATAAGGCTTCCATTTGATGCTTGCTTTCTCGTGTACTTCAACCACAATTAATGCGGTTAATGACTCAATATGTTTTATACCACGAATCAGGCTTGATGCGCTGTGTGCGTTTATCTTGCGCATGTGAATGCCTTGCAAGTCAAACTCTGTCACAAGCCATGTCTTGCCGTCAAATGTAACGATGTTACAGTGCTTGAATGTCTTGCTGAATGCAAGCTTTGCCTGTACGCCTGATGATACATTGTAAAAGCAAAAGAAACATATCATGTATTGACCTGTGTATCGTCATGACATAATAACCAATGCGTATCTAATTCTTCCTTATGCATAAATGTTAAATAACATACTGCACACTTATAGGGTAATTTCCCTAAAGGATCATATTGCCGTGAATTATCAAATTCAACTTGTTTCTCACGCTGTTTAATCTCATCGTTAATGTACCAAACCGCTTTCTTTAAATCTTCAATCGTTCGAGCTTTGTAATCAGCACGCCATATATATTTAAGCGCATTGCCAAGGTTAAAGTTAAAGTTACGGGTGATATCGATACATTCAATATGCGTGGACACACCACATTCACAGGTTGTATAAATATCTCGTGACGTGTAATGCGGGGGATGGTTTACGTTATCCGATACAGACTTGTCCATAAGCTAAATCAATTCCTTTGACGTTTAATAGGATGGTTATCACTTCAACGAGCAATAACAATAAGGCTGGCTTGATCATCAAACTAGATAAGCGGTCAAGGGCTATAAGGAAATTTATAATATATCTCATGTTTGGTCTGATAACCTCTGATAAGTTTAATGCATTAAATCGATTATAACTTGTTCGTGTTCAATCTTGGTTTCAATTAAACGCAAATGCCCATCTTCAACACGGTATTTACACTTATAGCGATAGGGTTTCCCCTCATACTTAAAGCTGCGTTCGTACTTACGCCACGAATCATACGCTGGTAAGTTTTGTACGTCACTCCATATCATCAGCATGATCGAGCTTTCCAGCTCCGACATTTGAAACAGTCTCTTTACTTTTAGTTGCGTCATGTTTTTTACTCACGGATTCAACGGCAGCTTGTATTTTCTCAACAGGAATTTTGCCAGCTTTAGGGGCTGGCTGAATCACACGCTTTTTACCGAATAGAGCAGCCTTTATTGCTTCCTTATCTTTGTTAATTCCATCGACAACTAAGTTTTTAAAGGCTAACTCCATTGCATTGCCTGGTTTCACAGGATGTTTCATTTATGCAGCATCCGTTTGTGGTTGGGCTTCTGCTGGTTCTTGCACAGGTTCAGCGGATTGTGCTGCTTGGTCTACTGGTGGAACGGGCACAGCTGGCGGTGCTGCTGGTGGTACATAACTAACCACTGCATTTTGCATCCACATGTGACCCTCATCGAATCGCAATAGAGCTTGTTGTTTTTGAATGGGTGCGCCAGGTAGTTTGATGATTAAGTCCATCAACTCCAAAAACCCTTTGCGTAATGCGCCTATAGCAAATTCAACTTGTTCTTTTGTTTGTGACATTTACTTTTTCCCCTTTTTGGATTTCTTTTTGGATTTATCAGCTTCACTATAGGCAATGGCTACGGCTTGCTTTTGAGGCTTGCCAGCTTCCATTTCACGCTTAACGTTTTCAGAGAAACCTTTACGACTCTTTGCAGCTTTGCCTTTGACTAGTGGCATGATAAGTCCATCCTCATTAATTGCATAGGTTTTAAAATACGATAAACCCATACGCAGTGATTCAAAGTTCATTTTTTCTTTTTCATTTTCTCTTTCATCATCTTGGCATCTTGTTTAACGTCTTTCTTTTCAGATGCTTTGATTTTTTTATCCATCATTTTTTCGTCTTTTTTCATCTCTTTTTTCATTTTAATTTGTCCTTGAAAAGTTTATCAACCAGGTGAAACAATTCATCTTCACCTATTTTAATCTTAACGTGCTCTTGGTTTTCAAGATACATCACGCCATGATCCAAACCTTTCATAGATATGTCATGCTGAATGATGTAACTATTTGAAGTCTTGCGACTCTCAAACACTTTAACGTACATTATTGGGCTGCTGGTGCTGCGGGTTCAAGCTTAGACTTTAACCAATCACCTACGACACTTGAGAACTCTTGAACCTCTGCCAAGAATGCAGCTTGCAAATCTGGTTCGTGCTTAACTAATTCAGCCTCAAGTAAACTAACTACATGACTGGCTACAAAGCTACTTAATAAACTCATGATGATATCCTTATTTGTTTAGTTTCTTTAAAGTTTCGGCTAATCGAGCACGCTTGCCCTCTTTGCCTGGTTTCTTAGCTGCTGCTTTCAATTTCTTTTCAGGGATTTTTTTGCCCTCTGGTACACCAAGTTCTTTATGCAAAGCACCTGGTTTCTTGATGGCATCTTGAATCCACTTTTTCTTAGGCTTAGGCATTGGGCTACCTCTCAATTTAACTGGTTTTTGCACTTGCGGCTTGGCTGCCATGATGCACCCCTTTGTTCTGATCAACTAAAGCTTGCATCAACATTTTATAATCTTCAAGCAATTGTTTGTAAAGCTCTGAATCTTTCCCGAAATCTTCCGCACAACAACGTTCTAACAGCCATGCAGTACCTTGCCAATTAGATACCCCTGTTCTGATATCTTTTACAGCTTGTTGTATATAATCTGCTCTAGCTCTTTTTATACCCTGCGTAAATCTTGTGAAAATATTGTCTTTTCCTGCTATCAAATCCTCATTGCCGTGACTCATCCATGTAGTAACAGTAGAGCGCGGTTGACCTTGTGCCTCTGCTGCAAAATTAATTGATAAGTATTCTCGCACATCCGAAATAATGGCTGTCGATAATTCCTCAGTCAATTTTGTTGGCCTTCCGGCCATTTCCTTTTTGTCTGCTTTTTTCGTCATAGTTTGAGTATCACAAAAATTCATGGGGAATTAAATACCTAATATAGCCGTCTAAATCCCCAACGTACAGAAAGGTATAAACCTTACTTGCTCTATACCTACGCTATACCTAAATTAAATGATAAGTTTTACTTGACATTAACTTATCATTCATTTATCATTTGATTGTTACTTAAACAACAAAGGAAAAAACATGAACCACATAGATTTT